TATGCGTATGAGTGTAAGTCTTGTACGATATGGAGAGTCAATAGAAAGAGGAATAGACCTAGACCTTTGCCTCCATATGAGGCAGACTATCCAGACTGGTAATCACGGCTTGATTCCCCAGTGAAAAACCAAGTTATGATAAATAATTTCAGCATCCAATTTGGAATACACCTAGGAGATATCACTAATGGCATCGACACAGCTTTCACCAGGCGTAGTCGTACTAGAAAGAGATTTAACCAACGTAGTAAACGCAACAGTAGATAATATTGCTGCTATCGTTGGTAGTTTTGAAAAGGGACCTGTAGAGCAGGTAACTGATGTAACAAGTGAGAAAGAATTACTTTCTATATTCGGCAAACCTACTGAATATAACTACGAGTACTGGTTTAGTACCGCACAATTTTTACTTTACGGAGGCACCGTAAAAGTTATTCGTGCAATGAATGATTCGTTGAAAAACGCAATCGACACTGCACAGTATACAGTAACTACTTTTAGTGCTTCTGACACAACATTAACAGTTGCTTCCGCAACAGACTTCGATGTTAATGATGTCCTTTTAGTTGACGCTGAATTACTAGTCATCTCTGCTATATCTGGTAACGACGTTACAGTTTCACGTGGACAACTAGCAACATCTGCTGTATCACACGCTGCTGCAACCAACGTTACACTGATTGAGCCTGCTGGCACATCATCTACCATCAATGAAGGTGGTACATTCAGTAACAGTGACGTAACCCTTTCAGTTACATCTTCTGCTGCTCTTGGTGCAGGTACTAACTCTTATATCAGAATTGATGATGAGATCCTTCAGGTATCTTCTATCGCTGGTAATGATCTAACCGTTGTCCGTGCTCAGTTAGGAACAACTGCTGCTGCACACACTGATGGATCTACTGTTAGTCTTCAGACTGTTACAACTAACAAGACAGAGATTAACGAAACAACTGCCACTGGTGTTAGTGCTCCTCTAATTAAGAACCTTGCTACTTATGAAGCAAATGTAGAGACTGCTGCTAATAACTGGAAGTGGGGTGCTAAAACTGCTGGTATCTATGGTAACTCATTACGTGTTATCGTAACAGATGCTGGTCCTGATCAAGTATTATATCTTGCTCAACCAACTTCTACTGAGTGGGAGTTTGTAAACAACGCTGAGGTTTCATTCTCTAACGCTAATGTTTACGCTAGAGTATATGATTACAGTGTTATCGTTACATTCAAGGATGATGCTTCTCTTGTAGGATCATTCGAGAAAGATAACTATATCACTGCTGTTAGTGGTGGTGTTACAGGACGTATCGTTGCATGGGATGCTGTTAACCGCAAGTTGGAAGTCACTATTGACGACACTGCGTCTGACATCCTTGAGATCAATGATACTATTACTGAGTTGGCAAACAACAGTAATACTCCTGGATCTGCTACTGGTGACTCTGCACAGATCGAGTCAATTTCACGTGAGCTACGTGTTGCACTGAATCAGGCATCACCTAGGTTCCAAGCAAACCAGACAGTTGTTGACAAGAATACTACAACTATCTCAATTGCTAACGTTGAAGTTGACTATGAGTCACGTCTCTATGGAGAGAATACAAAGTGGATCAACGTTGCTGCACGTCCTACAACCTCCGCATGGGTTCAAGACAGAGGTGGTTACAACGACCTAATGCACATCCTAGTCATCGACGGTGACGGAAAGATTACTGGTACTCCAGGAGCAGTCCTAGAGAAGCACCTTAATGTTTCTAAAGCAATAGATGCTAAGTCACCTCAAGGTGATAACATCTACTATAAGGATGTAATTAAGAATTTCTCTGAGTACCTATATTGGGGATCTCATGAGACTGCTAACATCTATGATAAGAATACATCTAACTCTGGAGTTATTGGTGTATCAGGTGTTAACAGAGAGTTTGATCTTATTAAGACATCTAGTCCTCTTAACAACCTAGACGATCCAACAGGATTGAATCCTCTAGCAATACCTCTACTTGGTACTAAGAATAGAGCAACACTACGTTATGCACTACAAGGTGGTACTGATGGTTATACCATTGCACGTCCCGATATCCTTGGAGCATACGATCTATTCTCTGACCCAGAGACTGTAGATATTGATTACCTTCTTATGGGTCCATCCATGAGTGGTATCGATGATACAATCGCTAAAGCACAGCACGTAATTTCTATTGCTGCTTCACGTAAAGATTGTATCGCTTTTGTATCACCTTATCGTGGTGATGTAATTGGTCAGACTAAGACTTCAACTATCGTTGCAAGAACAGTTTCTTACTTCGATCAGTTATCAAGCACCTCATATGCTGTATTTGACAATAACTTCAAATACATCTATGATAAGTATAGTGACAAGTATCGTTACATTCCTTGTAACGCTGACGTTGCTGGACTGACACTAAGCACAACTCTTGCACAAGAGCCTTGGTTCTCTCCTGCTGGTTTCAACAGAGGACAACTCCGTAATGCAATTAAACTTGCTTACTCACCTCTTAAGGATCACAGAGATACACTTTACGCTTCTCGTGTAAACCCAATTGTAGCATTCCCTGGACAGGGCATCGTACTCTTCGGAGACAAGACTGCTCTATCATATGTTTCTGCCTTTGACAGAATTAACGTTAGACGTTTATTCCTAGTCATGGAAGAAGCAATTTCAGAGGCTGCTAAGACCCAACTATTCGAGTTGAATGACGAGTTTACTCGCCAACAATTCAAGAACATTGTTGAGCCATACTTACGCAGTGTCCAATCACGACGTGGTATTGTTGACTTCCTCGTAGTCTGCGACGGAACAAACAACCCTGCTGAGTCGATTGACCGTGGTGAATTCTATGCAGAGATATTTGTGAAACCCACAAGATCTATCAACTTCATCACATTGACCTTCACTGCTACTAGAACTGGAGCAAGCTTCAGTGAGCTAGTTACTTAATGAGTAAACCTGTGGCACGGCATCGTGCTCAACCTCAAATAGGAGAATAAAAAATGTCAGCATTCGACAGCCAGACATATCCTGGTCAGTCTGAAGGAAAGCAAATAAACGCACCGATTCTAGATTTTAGAAATAGAATCGGTGACTTGGCCCGTCCTAACCTGTTTCAGGTTGAAGTCGGATTCCCTCAGATCGTAGATAACGGTACACCTCAATCAGGTGCTACCCCTGGATCACAAGAGCAACGTGGTGAAGAAACAGCAGGACAATCTCGTGCTGGATCTGGAGCTAGCTCAGGATCACTAGCTACTTTCCTAGTGAAAGCAGCAAACATACCAGCTTCTACAGTTGGAGTAATCGAAGTACCCTACAGAGGTAGGACACTTAAGATTGCTGGAGACAGAACCTTTGAACCATGGACTATTACAGTTCTTAACGACAAAGGATTCGCACTACGCTCCAAGTTTGAAGAGTGGTCTACTAAGATTCAGGCACTTCATCAAAACCTTCAGTCACCTCGTGTTATTGCTGAGTATCAATCAGATGCTATGGTAAGACAATACGATAGACAAGGTGCGGTAGTTAGATCTTACAAGTTTGTAGGTATATGGCCCTCAACCATTTCTGCAATTGATCTAGCATGGGATAGCAATGATACTCCAGAAGAGTACACTGTTGAATTCCAAGTTCAATACTGGACATACGCTAATGACGCTAACGCTGGTAACGCTGTGTCACTTGGTGGTTAGATAAATACTTTATAATGCAAAGGAAGGACTAATAATGTCACAACTATTTGGTTATTCAATTGATCGTAAGAAGAAGGGTGCGAAGAATATCGGCCCTTCTTTTGTTACGAAAGATTCGGATGACGCAGCCCAACCCATTGTGGCAGGCGGTTACTTTGGTCAATACGTTGACCTCGGTGACGCAGCCAACAAAGCAAGCGATGTAGACCTTATAGGTAGATATCGTGAGATGTCCTTGCATCCAGAAGTGGATCAAGCAATTGGTGATATAACAGCAGAAGCAATTGCTGGTGATCTAGATGATAAACCTGTAGAATTAGAGCTCTCAAACCTTAAC